CTCATTAATTTGGTCTTGTTTAAAGTCGTGTTCAATACCTTGTTTACAGGTTGGGCAATTGTCATGGTCGTGATAAAAGGATAACTCTTTTTCGTATGCAATACGCTGTCGTTCGAGTTCTGTTCTCTTTTCTGTTGCCTCTTGGAATTTTTGTTTCTCATCTGCTTTATCAGATATATCATCATAAAGAGTTTTAATAATCTCATCTTTAGCATCAATCATTTTGTTTTTAGCTTCTACAGCATCGATTTCAACGCCCATACGCTCTTTGATTTTAGATACTTCGACTTGTTTAATCTTACGAATTTCTTCGTCATGCTCTTTAGCGCTTTCAATTTTAGATTCTGTTAACTCAATCTTATATGCATTTTCATTAATGTTATCAGTTGTTGCTTTCATCTGGTCTTTAGCTAACCAACCCATTGTACTGAATACTTGAATGTCAAGTAAATCTTCAATGATATCTCGTCTTGCTCCCGCATGTAATTCCATAAATGGAACATAGGTAGCTGAACCGAGCACAACAATTTGGTTGAATGATTTGTAATTAATACCAATGATAGATGTTTCTAAATACTCTTGGTAATCTTTCTTTGCAGCGTCTTGGTTAATGAGTTGACCATCTTGATAGATTTCAAATACACCAGGTCTCATACCTCGTTTCACCATATAGTTTTTACCACCAACAGCAAAATAAATCTCAACCAATAATTCTTTGTTATTGATTGTGTTAATTAACTGACCTTTATTGACTTTACGAAATGGCTTTCCGTATAAGCCGAAAACAATAGCATCGAGCAATGTGCTTTTACCTGAACCATTAGAACCACTAATAAGTGTGGTAGGTTTAGTATCAAAGTCGATTGTGGTAAAATTGTTTCCTGTGGATAATATGTTTTTGTATTTAATCTTCTTAAAATGTATTCGCATTATAAACTAAGGGCCTCATGATATAAGTCGTCGATAACTTGTTTGATACGAGTTTTGTCAACTTGGGTCTCTATACTATCTATATACTGGTGAAGGATTTCCCCAGTGTCTTTAGTTTCGTCGAGTACCTCGTCAACACCAACATGTTCAAGGTTAAGGTTATCGTCTATCGCTTTCACATCAACCGCACCGCATTCACTCATTCGACTCATAAACAGGTCGTAGAGATAAGCATTGGTACGATTCTTCACTATAACTTTTACAAATGTATCTTTATACTGGTCAACATCAAAATTAGCTACATCATCGACAGTCCAGTTGGAATCATCGTAATCAATTTTGTAAAAAACTTTGTTTGGATTTTCGTGTTTGGTCATCTCTCTCGTTTCAGTATCAAAGACATGGAATCCACGGCTACCATTATAATCTGACCAAGTCATTTCATAAGGTGCTCCGAGATATTCTACATTGCCATAACGAGATGGATGGTGGAAGTGACCAGAGTAAACATCTTCAAAATGTTTGAATACTTCCATTTCTGTACCATGAGTACAAGGAACACCTTTGAGCATTTCAAATCCTTTCACTTCAAGGTGACCCATAACAACATCAGCTTTAGATTCAGCTAACATTTTGTAATTGTATTCTGCGTTCTGTTTATTAATCCATGGTAACATTAAGAATGTTGTCGAGCCAAGAGTTAAGTGTTCAGCTTTATCTTGGTATAGATTGAAGTTTTTGTAGTCTTGTAACAACAAATTCATGCTGTTAACGTCATTTGTATTTGTATAGAATATGTCATGGTTACCAATTAACGCATGAAAATCAATGTTACGCTTATCAAGCTCATCAAAAAAGAACTCACGACAGCGTTCCAAACTTACAAAGTTAACATACTTTCTTCGGTCAAAAGTGTCACCAAGGTCAAATACAGTAGTAATATTATGTTCGTCTACATAAGGGAAAAATACTTCTTGGAAAAACTTTCTTTGTACTTCGTGAAATACACGACTATCTCCTCTAGCACCGAAATGTAAATCGGTAACAATCGCAATTTTCATTTAATCTCCAGTGTTCAGGTCTAATACTTCTTCTGCCTGAGCTTTTTCTTTTTGTGCCATAGCATTAAGATATGTCATGGCTTCTCGCATTTTCTTTCTTTGTTTTTGGATTTTATTTTTCTTAGTCGTAGCTCTATCCCATTTGAGACGAGATACTTTTTCTTTAAATACTACCCCGTTAAGGTGGTCAAACTCATGCAAGAAGCATCGAGCACCATATCCATCAAGCGTTCCGCTTTGTTTCTCACCATGTTCGTCTAGCCATTCAGCTGAAACTGTTTTTGGTCTAGCAATATTTAAGAACATATCTGGAAAACTTAAACAACCTTCTGGAGCCAATTCTGTTTCTTCACTGAAGGAAAGTATTTTTGGATTGATTACCATGATAGCAGATTCTCTTGTTTCTCCAATTACGAAGCAACGCATGTTCAAACCAACTTGTGGAGCAGATAGGCCAATACCTTTCTTATTTACCATCAAGTCAACCATTTGTTCTTTCAAGTCTGCAGCATCTGCAAATATTTCTTTGACTTTATCAAAATCAAAATCTTCCATTCCTTTCCCAAGAATTGGGTCGGGGTAGTATACTAATTTCATAATTTACCTTCTTCTCTCATTTTAGCTCTAATTTTTGTAGCACTGATGTTATGTACATCTTCGCCTAGGTCGTGCTCTGTAAATGTATAACCACCACCTCGACCATAGCTAATGTCTACGATGTTTGGTACGGCCATAATCATATATTCACGACCTTCTTCATAACCTGCATCGCCTAAACCTTTTTTAATACCATCAATAACAGCAATCTCACCAAAGGGATTGTCTGTCTGTGCAACAGTACGACCAGCTCCAGCATCGCCTTCGATGCCAAATACTTCACGTACCATTATAACAACTTGTCCTGTAATTGTCAAGGCTTTTTCGAATAATTTTGTGTGACCTTCATGCCACGGTTGCCATCTACCCAACATTTGCACTGTTGGTTTCTTAAAATCGAATGCATCTTCCATTTCAAACATTAATCTTTTACTCCAAATTTGATGTACTTATACCACAATCTTTCGTGCCCATAGTATAGTACAAATTTTATTACTATATCTGCAATAAACACTGCGCCTATAGCTTTGGCTGGTAATCCAAAAAACCAAGCTATTGCTGCAGTTGTAATACTTGCAATTATTCTCCATGTAACGGCTTTCGCCAAATGTCGTTTAGCACTAACATCACTCATATTTTGCCTTAATGACTCGTGCCATAGATACATGAGTATCTGGTAGCCATGTGTGTACGATATGGTCTACAACTTCGGGCGTCTCAAAGATTTTATTAGTATCTTCAAATCGGCCTTCTTTAATAGTATCCATCCATACGAGATAGTCTGCGCCAAAATCAACTCGAGCTTTTTCAAACGGACAAACAAAATCTGTGATAGCGTATTTTCCAGCTCGCGTAACGCCATCAGCAAGATATTTCATTCTCATTGCTTGTCTCATACGACCTTCTTCCGAAAAATCCCAGTCGTCGTAGTATTCGCGTACTTGGTCAGCATTAATCCAAACACCGTCCAAAGCCTCAGCCAACGGTTCTGCAAGGTAGCTCTTGCCTGAACCAGGAAGCCCGCAAATTAAAATTTTCTTCATTTCTTATCGTTCGTTCCTTTTTTAAATTTAGATTCAAAATCATCAATGAATCTGGAAATGTACTCAGGTGGCTCATTCATTTGAATAGTTTGTGCATCACTATCTTGAAGTATGCTCTGAGTTAACATGTTTTGAGAAGCTTTAAACTTAATATAAGTCTGCTTCTTCTCTTTTTGAATTCTTCGAAGGAATGCAAACCAGATAATTTGAGTGAAATAAGCAAATGGGTTTTGCGATTTCTCTGGGTCGAAGTTGTGAATATACATTAAGCAATTCTCAATTCCATCTGATATCATTTCTTCTTTATATGAGTAGCCAGAAAAATTTGGTTTAGTTGCAAGTCTAGTTGCAATAAGTAGAATGCACTTTCCAATGTATTCTGGTACTTGTGGGTTTTTATCTCCAGCGTCTTCAGCTTCCTTGCATAGAGCTCTGTAATCTATCAAGGCAGCAAGTAAATCTGGATTATTGACATAATTTCTTTTTCTTGCCATTAGTGTTTCCTTATGTTGGAATTTTTTAAAGGTAAATTATAACATGTTTTATACATTTTGTCAACCTTTATGTTCATATTTGAAAAAAGTTGCATTATTTTTAAAAAAAGGGTTGACAACTACTAAAAAGCGTGGTATAATAAGGTTATCAACCTTTAAGGTATCTAATAAACTATATCTCTACAGTGTAAATCTTATAAGGGAACTCTTCAGCTCCGTAGATTTCAATCCTCTTCTTAAAATGCTTCAGAGTATAGTTCTCAAAGCTTCCAATAGATAAATCATCAGTAATATCATACAGAACGGCCTCGGTCGAGTCGTCAGCTTTTCTCAATGTTCTACCAATAGATTGAAGTACTTTGATTTCACTCTTCGAACCAGTAGCAAAAATCACATTATCTAATCTTTTCAAATTAACACCGGTGGAGAAAACTCCGTAAGAAGCAAGTATGTCGTGCCTCTTTTCAGAATCATTCTCAACTAAGTGTCGTATATCTTCACGTTCAGTTCCTTTGGTCCCACCATATATAAAGTGGAGCTCTCTTCCTTCTTTGCGAAGCAAAGGTTCTAAAACTTTACCGTGTTTTTCTACAAGGTCAAATAGAATCAAATTATTCTGACCTTCTAAACTATGTACGAGATTCTTAATAAAGTTATTTCGTTTCTCGTTATTCACAATAAACTCTCGTTCAGCTGGCCACTTTTTAGTTCCATCTAAATTTTTGAGAGCGTCTTTGAATTTCTTTCTTGTATCATTGCTATGAGATAGTACAATCGCTTTGACTTTGAAATCAGCTACTGTTCCTTTATCCATAAGCTCTTTTGTATTTACGAATCGTTTAACTTCACCGAAACAACCCTCAAGTACTAGCCTATGAGTTTTGCTTTCTGATGATTTAAGAGTACCTGTAAATCCATGTCTGTACTCACAATCAGTTAATGATTCCATAATCTTTGTTAAGCTCTTTGCTTGGAATGTATGTGCTTCATCTCCAAGTACAACTTTAAATTGGTCAAACCAATCTTTCTTTAATTTAATAAGTGATTGCCACGTTGATATAACAATCGGTGAGCTTGTGTTCTTATCAACTCCACCTTGTATTGTATAAATGTCGTTTTCATCACAGCCATAATCTATAAAGTCACCTTTCATTTGGTGTACTAGAGAAATAGTTGGTACGATAATAAGTGTTCGATGTCCAAATGCTTGGAAGTAATGTTGTTGGATAAGATAAATGATTAACGACTTACCAGATGAAGTCGGTGATAAACTGAGCGATCGCCTTTTGCGTAAAGCATTCAGTACATATTCTGTTTGATAATCACGAGGCTTAAATTTGCAATTAATTTCTTCTGCTAATTGTGTTGGATAATCATCATCAAATTCTTCATCTAATCCGATGTGGTCTGGTGCAGATAAGAAATATCCGCGGTCGTCGCAAAACTTTTTAATATGTGGGTAAAGACCAACATAGATAATTGGTCGCATTGGTTGGAATAATCTTATAATTCCGTCCCATACTCTATTTTTATAAGCAGGAACAAATTGATAACCTTCAGGCCTAAAACTAAATTGCTCAGCTAATTCCATAAGTGTGCCGCTATCTGCAACAACTTTCATGTGTACCGAATTAATAGGCTCTAGGGTTATCTGTTCACTCATAACTTAATAGCTAATAACAAAAATATGCCAAATAATATAATGTTTGTAAAAAATATTAGTATTGCTAAAATTGTATGGTACCAAATCCATCGAGTACGATAAGCATTTTCAAGCGTTAAATCTTCTGGGTCTGCTTCTTCGTCCATTACAGGCAAGTTGTGCATGACCGTTTGGTCAAACTTATTATCCTCTAATGGCTTTTCGATAAATTTTTGGAACCACTTAATCATTAATAATCACCGGCTTGGAATTTTAACATGTCAATCATATTTTTTATTATAAAATTGCGACTATGGATAGTTCGCACAATGTCTTCTAAAAAGTTTGCATTAGCAGAATGATAGTCAATGGTCAAACTTAATTTGATAATATCCTTATCTGCTTGAATATATTTATCTACTTCATTACGTAAAACTTTTTTCTGATAAGGTCTCCACCCTTGTGCTTTCAAATCTTCTTCTGCCATACTACCATCATAGTATTCTCGCTTGAGTGCTTCAAGTTCTTTGTATTCTGCTTTTAATTTTTTGACACGAAGTACTTCTCTATAAAAGAGATTGTAATATTTGCTGTGAAGTTCTGGGATTCGTTTTGACTCTCCGACGAGATTTGTTTCGTCTATGGCTGAATCTTTTGCCCATAACGAAGATATATCATTTGTATCCATAATGTAAACTCGGTTGTTAACTATAAAAGTATATTATAACAGGTTCTCTATAATTTGTCAACCCTTTAGCTTAACTCTTTAATGTCGAATGCGTCATATCGCATGGTAACTGTAGCTTCAGGATAAAGAACATCCTGGTTAGATAAGTCCAAACTAACTGGAGTCAAACCAATTGGTTGTGCATTTAAATATGTGACTTCCAAATTTGGTTGTTTATGACTATTTAAAATTAGAACAGTAATATCTGATGTTATTCCATCTTGGCTATCTGCTAGTTGGTCGTATTGTTCCAATGTATCTGGAGAACCAATACCTTTTAACCAATCGTAAATTTCACGATAGTTTCTCATGTTCTCATCAATAATAAATGTTAAATCTAAATCAGCATACGCTAAATGGTCACCTGTTGAATAATAGGCACGTAAAGGCGTATCTGTTTTTACAGCGTTAGTTGTAACAGAAGGAAGCAGAATTTTATTTGAGAAAAATTCTACGTTCGGCAACCTTTTGAAGATTATTTTAAATCCTGCCGATGATAAATAGTTATTAATCATACAATAAATTCCAATGATTGTTTATTATACTATTTATACGAGGCGAACTATATAATGTTTTCAAAACCAAAATCCCTAACATTCGAAATGGATACAGCTGATTTATCCATTAACCATATTGCACACTTATACCATTCCTTTTTTGTATCCAAAGATTATGATTGGTGGTACGAAGTTTTACCCGATGATATCGTAGTTGATGTTGGTGCTGGTATCGGAATGTTTTCAGCTAAAGCATACGATAATGGTGCTAAACGAACTTACATGATTGAACCAAGTCGTAAGTTATTAGAAACAGCAGTTAAAAATCTTGCTGGAGCATATATCGACAGACCCGATGCTTACGAACGATGTCGTATTAAAGCAGTCCATGCAGCTATGGGTCGTACCGATGTTGACTGTAGTAATGTTTGGAATGAGCCACAATATGATGGAAAGCTTATGTCTTTAATGGAATTTGTTGATTATTACGATGTTCCAAATATTAGCTTTCTTAAAATATCTGCTTGTGGTGCTGAATATAATATTTTGCATGAGGATAACTTAAACTTTATAGCATCAAATATTCGTCACACTGCATGTCGTGTTTATTTAAATGCTCAGTATGGTGGAGTTGAAAAGTTTAAGCATTGGCGTAATTCTGTGTTAAAGCCTATGATGGACCTTAACCGTGTTTATTTCCAAGATGAATCATATTACGATAAAGTAATGAAGGATAATTTTGTGGAGCTATTACCTGCCAGCTTTATGGTGTATATTAAGAATTGGTAGAATTACCAGTTATGAATTACGTTGGCCATAATAAAGAAGCAAGTTAAAAAGTTAACCCCCACAATAAGAGTCCGAAGCAAAGCCACATAATTGTCATAGGGTTCAGTTTTCTCATCTGAGAATCCTCCGAGTGCGTATTTCCAAATAGTCCAAACTTTATTCATATTGGTGTACGAAAGTTTTGTCTGTGTCAATTCCTGCTGTATAACATGCTTTGCAGAATTGTCCTGCACCTTCTACATATCCATATCGCATATCAATATGAGTATCTTTAGTGTATTCAGTTTCAATGCCACACATGTTGCATGTATCTTTTTCAGTATTAGTGGTATTCATTTTGCGCTGCCTCTATAAAAAAGTCTAATGTATCTTCTGTTGAACCAAAGTCCGCAATAATATATTCGCCTTCAGCTCCAGCTGGAGTAGTTTCAAGCTCTGGATATTCTTCTTGCCATAATTCAAATAACTGTTCCATGGATAGGCCCTTAACTCCTTTTCTACTAAAGTTTACTTTCAATGTAGCCTCAGGCCCATCGACAGTGTAGTTAACATGAAAATTATATTCTGTACCAGCTAATCGTTTTGTTTGATATACAGTGCCAGCTGAATTTGTTGTAGTTGCCGTAGTTACTTGTTCAAGCTCAGGATGTGACGCCCAGAATTTTTTCTCTTCGGCTACTGGGTTGATTTGCTCTTTTTTCCATTCGTCATGCAAACTTGATAGAGTTTGTTTAACCCACAACTCATCGTACATTCCTTTAATTTTATTTAGCTTCGGTTCGAGTACATTGATTCTCTGAGATTCTGTCGCAGCTTGAACAGCTTCAATAGCATCACGGCCTTCAGTAAACCTTTCTAGATTTCTGCCGATAATGATAAGGTCGTCAATATTAACATCTTTATCTTTAAGATGGTCGAGGCATCTGTTTTTAACACCTTTGCCATCGTATATTGGCTTTATAGTGTTATCAAATTTTCCGTTTGGATAATAACCATACTGGTAATATCCAAGTGTTTTCATAAACTCTGCTGAGTATTTCATAGTATCTCCATTATATAAGTTTTAAATCACTCAAGAATTGCTTTTTAGGAGTTGCTTTATTCCAAAAATCCAAGTCCTTTTCAGCTTGCTTGATTTGTTTTTCCAAATTCAGAATCTCTTCTGATGTCAAATTAGAAAATGGTATTGCTAATAGTCGGTCGACCAGAGCTGTTGCTTCTGGTATGATATTTTTAATGTCATCGCCGATTTGCTTTTTGTTCTTATTTTTAAATGTGATTTTATCGTCAAGTACAAGTTGGATAAACTCCATCTTAATTTGTAGCCATATTTTTGCTGCTTCAAATGATGCAAGGTTCTTGTCGATACGCTTCTGCAATACGCCGAAACGATAATCACAAAAGTCTTTTACCAACTCACGCACATCATCGTACTCTCGTAATTTACCATCTTGGTCAATCACAGTACAATTCTGGCTGAGTACTTTTGATAGCTTAAACTTAGAAATTATTTTAGCATCATTCCATTTTGCTGATGATGCAAGCTTGAGTTTAACTGTAAACTTGAAGCCACTCTTATCACAAAGGTCTTCGTAGGATACTATATCACCGTCGTCCTCAAGTTTATCTAATACCTTTACGTACCCTTCTCTGTCTAGTCCATAGGGTACTTCAGTGATTGTAAGTTGTGTCTTAGATGTCTTCTCATAAACACCAAATACGGTATATCGCTTAGGCTCGAGTGGGTCTTGTTCAACTGTGCCATCGAACTCTGGGAATTTTACCTTAATAGTATCTGGAGCAATTTTATTTGTTCGTAAATATTCAGCACAAGCTTCAGCTAAACTTTCTGGACAATGTGGTAGAATATTTGTAGCAAAACCAGTCGCAATACCCTTAGTGCCATTTGCTAATACTAATGGGATAACTGGTAAGTAATGAGCGGGTGGCTCATGCTCTGGGTCCTCATGTACTGGACTCAAATCTACATCTTTAATGTACTTATTAAAATTATCATGTAGTCGAGTATAGACATAACGAGGGGCACCGGCGTCTTGGATTAGTCTTGTACCAAAGGAGCCTCGGCCTTCAACTAAGCAAATGTTGTTATTCCAAGTCGCGGCCATGAGCTGGCCAGAACCGGCGGCGCTCCCCTCGCCATGATTGTAGCCGTAGTCTGATATAATACCAGAAACGGCGGAAACTTTTTTGAAATCTCTTTTTGTGTTTTGAATGCTGGAGTATAAGTAAAACCTTTGTACAGGTTTGAGTCCGTCAATCATATTTGGAATCGCACGATTTTCAACGGTGTACATTGCAAATGATTTCCACTCTCTCGCGGCAACATTTGACAATGGGTAATATTGGTTACCATCATTAATATAGTTTGTTAAATCACTCATGCGAACATAAACTCCTTTCTTAAATTACTATCTTTACCAAACATCATTTGGAAAAGTCCGGCATCGTCTACTGAAACAGTATCGTACCTTGGTTTGTTAATTATAACATCATATTCTTCTTCTGTCAACGAACCAAGCCCTTTGATGTAACGATGTTTCCAATTACTATTTTTCTGCTTGAACTCAGATGCGTCTTCGTAAGTATAGAACCACTCAACTTTATCTTTAAATGTCGATATCATAATTGGAGTACGAGTAATTTTGACTCGATGCTCGGTAAGTAGTCGTGGCCAGAACTTATAAAAGAATGCAATCAGCAGTGGACTGATGTGACCAATACCATCGTGGTCGGCATCAGTTAATGTAGCAATATGTTTATATGATATATTGTCAACACTGTCTGGATCGTTGATGTCAAGTCCTAGTACGGCCACCAATTCAGATAGCTCTTTGTTCTTTAAAACATCTGCAGGTTTCATATCCCAAGTGTTCATAATAACACCACGCAATGGGAATGCTCCAACCTTGTTTGGGTCCCTTACCTTTAATAAGAATCCCATAGCTGAGTCACCCTCAACAATCTTCAATGTAGCATCATCTTTATTTGCAGCAATGTGTTTTGCAACTTTGACTTTACGTAATTTCTTTTGAGCCATTGTTGCAGCACGTTTGTCAGCTGCCATTTTCTTAGCAAGTTGAGCTTCAATGATTGGGTCAATAATAACTGGTGTGTTGAGTATCTTACGAGCAAGGAAATTATAATCCTTTATGTCACATGTTTCTAAGTGAGCTCTAACCTCAGCGAGAGAGTTAGTTAATCTCTCTTTTGTTTGTGAGTCAAATTTTGGATTCACAAAGTTTCTTGCGAACATTACGAATGTAAGTCCACCTTTAATAGTTGTCTTTGCAACTTCAATTTTATGTTTACGTTTGATAAGCGTAATCAGCTCATCAACAGTGTTGTTAACAAGATGCTCTACATAGATTCCACCTTGTCGTGTGTTAACACCGTTTATATAAGAGGTAGTTCTAAATCCATCTTCAGATGGTGCAAAGAAGAATGACAGATTGTCACTCTTGTCAATAACTGTATCTTCACTATATTGTAAAGCATATTTCTTTAAATCATTTATTGCTATTCTTTTGTTATTAAGCGAGAAACGAATTTCTGGAAACGACATCGATAAAGATATAAGTCTGTCTTCCAACAAATCCAACGTGCATAAAGCTTGTAACGAATCAACCTCAAATAAGCTAAAGTCTGGGCTGAAAGAAACTTCCGTTCCACTTCCTGCTCTTTTCTTTTGTTTGACATTTATTGTATTGCCCCCGTCTGTACATGTTACTTCTAGTAAATTGCCACCAGACCAAGTTTTACCTTGGAATGATGTAGATAAAAAGTTGGTTGCTGCTGAACCAACACCGTTAGTACCAATAGTCACCCTTTCATCATCAAACGAAGTACCAGCATTGACTCTTGTCCAAGCTGCAACTGGCCTTTGTATATTTTTGCCTGATTGCTCATCGTGGATTTTGTCGTGAGGAATACCACGGCCATTGTCAGTTACTGTAATTGTATTTGTTGCTTCGTTTACAGTAACATTAATTTTATTTGCTTTCTTAAAGTTCGTACGAATTGCTTCGTCTATAGAATTATCCAAAATCTCATCAATCATCTTGGTGAGAGCAGGAACATACTCTACAGCTTTCCATTCGCCTAATACAAAACGCTCAATGGACTCTTTAGAGCTTGAGCCCATGTACATACCGATACGCTCTCGAACATGCTGTCGAGCCGTCAGTATTCTAAATTCTTCTTGTTTTGCCATTAAGCAGCCTCACGAGTGTTTAACCACTCTGTTAGTTCGTCATTGCTATGACAGAAATCTCCGTCTTCCATAAGAAACTCAACAGAGTAGTTCTCACGGTCCATATAGCCTTCGCCCATAGTCCAAGTCTCGATTTTCTCGAGAATCTCTTTACGCATCCAACCATCTTCACGATTGTCAGTGACTTTCATGAAAGTTGGAGTTTCGCCCATAAGCGAAAACTCAGTAATAGTTTCCCAGTCTTCGCAGACTTTCTCGTTGAAGTCAACAACTTCCACAACAGTGATGTACTCACGAGTGTGGTCATTATTAGTTGTGATGTGAGGTGAAACAGCATTAACCACCGCATCCATATCAACATCCGCACCACAGTTAGGCAATACATAAGTAGAGCCACCCTTAGGCTTCCAACCCTGTGGGCATCGGCCCTGGCCATCCCAGTCCCAAGCCGCATAGTTTTCGAGATATTGTGTGTGGATTACTAATTTTTTCATGTTGTTTACCTTTTCCATTAATTTAATATGAGACTATTGTAACACGTTCTTTTCGATTTGTCAACCTTTTTTTATAAAAAAGTTGAAACAATTTCAAATTAGCCAAAGCCAGGGATTGCTCCAAAAGTCTCAGTGAGATGCTCTTGGGCATCTCGTATTTCAAATAAGTCAACCTTAAGCTCAGATAACATAGCAAGAGTTTCTTTTGAGAAATGCTCTTTACCAAGATGCTTGTTAAGAGTTAGCATAGCTGCCTCTGCATCTCGGATTGCTTCAACCTTTGCTTCAATGTTTTTAACTACGTCCATTTTTGAACTCCTCAGTCCATGCTGTAAAAATTTCAAATGCTTCGGCTTTACTGAGCCCAAACATATCTTGTAGAGCTTTAGGAGCACCGAACATGTTAATTGTTCCACTTGCTCTTAAGTCATCTAATACTTTAAAATACTCTTCTAACTTCATTTTTGTTCCTCGTACGCGTACATGTATATATAAGGTACATTCATTTTTAAGAGATTTTGAGGAAACAGTGGCTTCCATTTCTGAAGAAAGCACCAACTTCGTCGAATCCCATTAGAACACATCCATCAAGTGGGTCAGTACCAGTTTCGTATTCCACGAGCTCAAACCCTGCAGGAATAGAACCAGTAAAGGTGTTCATGTTGATTTCAATAATTTCAGTTTTCATCTAAAAAATCTCTCTTGTTTGATTTGATGGTACCATTCTAACACAACAATTCCAAATTGTCAACAACTTTTTTCATTTATTTTTATATTATTTTAGAATATACATATAACCAATGGTTCTAATCAATTTGCAGAAAAGGGTTGACAACAACTACAAACTGTGTTAGAATCCTCTTATCAACTTTAATGGTATAAAGGAAATACAATATGAAAGTAAAACTTATCTCCCACTCACAAGCTCCAGACTTCAATGAGTCAGCTCTTGATTTAGTAGCTTATTGTGCACGGGTAAGTAACCCATCTAATCAGAATAATAAAGAAACGAGTGAAAAGCTTGTTAAGTACCTTATTAAACATAAACATTGGTCACCTTTAGAAATGGTGTCAGCATGTTTAGAAATTGAAACAACTCGTGATATCGCGCGTCAAATCTTACGACATAGGTCATTCTCATTCCAAGAGTTCAGTCAACGATATGCAGACCCTACTGATGATTTATCATTTGAAATACGAGAAGCTCGTTTACAAGACCCTAAGAATAGACAA